CGCATAACACCGGGAATGGAACCACCCATCTGCTTGGCGTCCCTATCCATCTGACGGTGTTCAAGCGTCGCCTTGTACTTCTTTGCAAAAGGGTTCGTCTTGAACTTATCCGGCTTAATATCATTCATGTCTTTCATATTTAGTGTGCTACGGAGTGGGATTTACGGGCCTTTTCGATAGCCTTGGCCCGCTTGGAGTCCTTAGAGAACTTCACCTTCATCTTGGTGTCGCCGTCCTTCACCTTGATGGACTTCACGGGCGGCAAGGTTTCGCCGTGCTTGGTTATCTCTTTGATTGCGTTGGTAAGTTTTTCCATGTTGTTAAGAGGGGAGATGAACCTGTGATAATGAAGGGTTTGCGGGAGGGGCAACTGGTTCCTGCGGGGGCGTCGGAGCCGCTACGTTAGGCCCTGGCTGACCAGGCGGCGGCATAGCGGTTGGCTGCTGAGCCATAGCTGCCTGCTGCAAATCTTGGGCTAGCTCAGGGAAGTTCGCCTGTACATACTGCTGGGGATTCATCTTAAAGAGCAAGCCTCCTTCGATAGTCTTTTCAATATCCGGCACATCCATAAGCTGAAGCACAGTCTTCGGGTCAACCGGAAGTCCCGCTTTAAAGAGTGCAAGGGTCTGGTTCGCCTCCGTAATGCTGTCCTTTGGCTGCGTACTGTCAGGTGCGGCCGTAACGATAAGACGCTTGGTAAAGCCTTCTGCGGTGATAGATGCTTCCTCAACGGCTTGGAGCTTTCCCATGACGGCTGCGGTGTGTTCCTGGTCGTAGTAGACGTGCATGAGCTGTACCCACCAGTTGAAGGTGTTAGAAGCTACTTGGTTCAGGGCATCGCCGATAGTTCCGCCGATGCGGTCAGAGGCACGCTGCTGGTTCAAAATCATTCCACGAGCTGTGGTGTTCTCGTCCTGAGCTACAGGGGTGTTCCCCAGCGTTCCATAGACGGAGCGAAGGTTCTCAATACGTCCTTCCTGTTCCTTGAAGAAGGAATCAGGAATATTAGCCATTTCTACGCGGCGAACGGCATTTTCATTAGGCTCCAGTGCACCGTGTCCATCATCAAAGGCATCGAGTGCCTGCTTAGCTGTCTGTTGCGTGTAGCCCTTCTGTAGATTGAAAATCCACGAGTTATTGTTCCTACGGAGAGACTTTGCAAGCTGCTCGGAACGCTCGGAGATGATGTCCTGGTTCCGGCGGTTCTGCTCGATGAGGGAGGTTTCGTCGTGCGGCTGCTCTTGGAGAGAGAATACAGAAAGGAACGTATAGGGCTTCTTTGGGCGTGCAAAATGATTGTTTCCCTCTTTCAGTACCTCAATGACCCTATCGCCCTTCATTTCGGGCATGTTTTGCGGATAGTTGAAGTGCGGATTCAGGCTCTTGTCCAAAACCTTCTTCTTAAAAGTCGTAAACGTATACTCATCTGTCCACCACTCCGTCCAGGTCACCTGCGTGCCCATCTTCCCGTCCACCATGGAGGATACAAAGTCCTCATGCTTGGGGAACATATCTACCAGCGTTTGTGCGGTAGCAGTGATTTTTTCTCCGATAAATCCTATGAAGTCTCCGTACGGGTCTACATAGCCGTTCGGGTCGAGGATGAAGTTCTTTGGGTTTCGAACCTCAGTAGTAATCTCGTGAATGTGGCTATCCCAGCCGTGCTTTAGGATGCCTATGAAATATACGTTCCAGTGGCGAACCATCATCTTCATCTTCTGACGAAGCACGAGGGCGTCCGCGAGGAATGTAAGCATGGTACGAACAGAACGGGCTTGGATCGTACCGAAGTCCGTATTGTCCGAATAGACAACTGGGTCAGGATTGCGGGCAAGAGCCTGCGCCAAGAAGGTCTCTGTGGCCTCAAAGAGAATGTTGTCCGAGACAGGAGCCGAGTCTAGTGCGTTCTGGCTCTGGTTCTGTCGGCCAAGGTAGTACTTTTTGTTCGTTTCCTGGCGTTTGACGATGCCGCCTGCGTAGTGGTTATAGTCTATTTCCCACTGTTCTGCGAGCTTCAATAGATCATTATCTGAAAGTTCGAGGTCTAGCTCGTTCTGGTATGCGCCAGAAACACCCTCGCCTTCTCCGGGGGTCTGTGGAACTGCGTTTGTTTTGTCCTTCACCAAGAGGCTTGGCCCAAGGACATTCATCTGGTCGCCACGAGGGAATGAAGCCATGAATAGAAAAAGCGGCCCTCTCCCGTATTGGGATGGGCCGTCCGTGGTTTGGATTAGGCGAGAACTCCTTAACTATAAGTTCATTTAGATTTCTTGTCCACCTGTGTATAACCTAATTATCCCCAAGGGAGCCGGAGGGAGCGTGTCGGGCTTCAGCATGAATGTCTCTTTTTTCTCTATCTTGAGAGGTATTCCATTAACATCGAAGTGAAGAGTTATCGAGCCGCCCTTAATATCCCAGGCTTGTGCCTCGTTCAAGAGCCTAAAGGCGAGAGCCTGGCGTTCATTTTCCTCCATAGAGAATGTCGTTACCTTGTATTGACATACGGCCTTCTTTAAAGCCTTTCATGTAATCGGGCATGGTTACTTCTGGTTCTCCGGCCTGGTCGAAGCCCACCATCGCATACACAAGTGCGTGCGCCCAGTGGTCAGGACGCCCTCCATTCTTCTTCCACCTGTACTTCACTATGCCGCGCTTCTTCTCCTCCTCGGAGGCGTCGTTTTCTCGGAGCATATTCGCAAAGTGCTGGGCAAAGGGCATCCACTCCTCCCGCGTCCCATTAAGCTTAAATCTCCCATCCCTAAGCTGTTCCACGACAAGCTGAATCATACGCTCGCGGTCTACGCGGACTTCCCCGAACTTATCCTTATCCCCCCAGGTAATAGTCTCGAACGACTTTCTATCGCCCACGTAGAAGCAACGGTAGATACGTCCAGGGTACTTCTGCTGTAGCTGTTGCGGCCCGATGATGTCTCCCTGAGCGTCAAATACGATGATTGAACGCGGCCAGCGAAGTAAAAAGCCCTCCAGGTGTGCGTAGGGGTCATAGTTAGGGCCAGGTGGTTCTGTTGCGCCGAAGTTAAATACACCCTCTTTATTCATCAGCACATAGTGCAAAAGGTTGCCTGTGTCTACGCCGATTACTACCCTATCTTCCTGTGCGTTGAACTCATCCGTTACGTTTTGGAGGACTTGGTCGGTCGTGACGACATCTTCCGACGCTGCGTACGGGAGGCCGAGGACGTAGTTGTAGAAGAACTGCTCGTCTTTAAGCGGGTCGTTTTTCGCTTCGATGATTTTCTCTGCGCTAATCCAGGGACACATAAGCTGGGATATATGATACCCGCTGAAGTTTCCTGATGCTGTTGCAATCCATTTTCCCCTAGTCCTATCACTATCCAAGATTTCGGAGTCACAGTGTTTACAGACGTAAGCCAGCCGCTCCACTGAAATGCTTTCGGGCCACGTGAGGATTTGTTCTTCATGACAATTTGGACAAGTAATAAACCACTCTTTCTTATCGCTTTGCTCCCAGTATACGTCTACTCCGGTTCCTGCGATTGAGGGGTGGGAGAAGTACCAGCGTTTGCCGTTAGGCGTTGCCGCGAGGCGGTTCTCCATGAGGGTGATAACGCGAAGGTCGGAAGCGTCTACTTCGTCGTGGATGTTGAGGGTAGATGGGTACATCATGGCCTGCTTGTCTGTCCACGTTCCACGGAAGCGAATAACGCCATTGCCTACGAACTTATGGGACACGGTATCTCCTTCCTGTACGAGACTCTTTAGATCAGGGTTCTGTGCGATGAGACGATTGAAGGAGGAGGATACCATTTCGTACACGTCCGTTTGGGTAGGGAGCGTGTAGATTATCTGCTCGTTGCGGTGCGAGGCCATGTAGAGAGCCTTGAGCACCTTCATGGTCGTTGCGCCGATTTGCGGTGGCTTCAGGATGACCTGGAACTGCGAGGTATCGTTGTATGGGTCTATGAGGAATCTATGGTTGCTGAACTCTAGCGGCAAGCCAGATTCATTCAGCATTCCCTTCACCCAAAGGCTAGGCCTTAGTTCGTGGGCTTCCTGTATCTTCTTTTTGAAGTCTAATGAGGGCATCTGCGGTTTTCTCTAGTTCTTCATCGCCGAACTTTGGGACGTTTAGATTCAGGTTCATATGCTTTTCTGCGGCGTAGCTTCCATGCACCTTGAATATCATATCTGCTGCTTTGAGCTTTACGTTGTCGTTCTCGCCATCAGTAAGTATCTCTCCCACTACTCGCTTTGCTTGTTCTGGGTCAAAACCAAGTGCTTTTAGTTCTTCTTGTACTCCTTTTTGTTCGATTATGTCGGGTGCGTGGCCTTCGGCTGTAGTTACAGCATAACCGCTAGAAATAACAAGTTCCTCCTTATTCAAGGGGTTCTCTCTTGCGAGATTCTCTACTATATTCTTAGCTAGTTTCTTTTGTTTTATCGTGCTCATTTGATTTCAGTATATCTTTCGGCATCTCGAAAAAGAACTCCTGTACTCCCCGGAATCTACCTATAACTGTTCTAGACAATCTAAGTCCCCTCCTGTCGCCACCATCGTATGTCATGCTCATTTTCATATCGGCGGGGATGTACGGCTCATCAAGCCTATAGAACAGACCACGGATAAGTCTCCTGTATATAGGTTCCTTTTCATGTCTAAAACCAATTGGCCAGAGATACGGGCTTTCTTTTAGGAGTTTCTTAGCCATTTTATCCTGAGAAACTATCCTACTGTCATTGAAGAGAAGAGCTTTGTTGCCTTCTTATTACAGGTTGGACAGTATTTTATATTGCTTTTTACTTCGCCGCCCAGGGGGTGCTTGTACATGCGCTGTTTCACGAGAAACCAGAGGCTTCGCTTATGACAGTATTCGCACTTGGGAAAGATGCTATTGAGCACGATCGAGGGGAATTAGGGT